CAAATGGTGCCAAAGTATTTACACCTCAAAGTCAAGTGACAGTAAATTCTCAAAATTTTGCACTACAAGTATCAACAGTATCTAATTCATTCGGTGGTTCTGAAAAAGAAACAGAAGAATCTATCAGAACTACTGCGCCATTTCAATATGCAACTCAAAATAGAGCAGTTACCGCAGAAGATTATGCAACTCTAGTACAAAGAAACTTTGGTTCATTATTAAATGATATTTCATCATTTGGTGGTGAAGATGCACTTGAACCAGAATTTGGCGTAATATTTTTGTCATTGCTGTTTAGTAGTGCAATAGAAAATGATACTGTCTCAGGTGAAGCAATCAAACAAGCAACAAAAGATAGTATTAGAAATTTATTTAGAGATTTATCTGTTGCATCTTTTGATATAAAATATACTGACCCAGTTATTTCATTTATTGAAACAAACGTTTTCTTTCAATTTAACCCGAACTTAACAACTCTTACAGAAAACACAATTAAAAATAATGTACAAAATACTGTAGCACAATACTTTGCAGATAACACTGGTAAATTTAAACAATCATTTAGACGAAGTAATCTATTAACATTAATTGATGCAGTAAGTCCTGCTATTCTTTCATCTAGAATGGAAGTAAAAATGCAAAGACGATTTACACCAACATTAACTGCGATTCAAAACCATACATTAAGATATCCACAAAGTATTGCACGAGCAGATGATGAAAACTTTAGAGTAACTTCAACACCTTTTACTTTTAATGGTAAAACATGTATTATTAGAAATCGATTAAGTTCAAATGTACTTGAGGTATTTGACACAGTAAATACAGAAGTTGAAGTAGATAATGTGGGTTCTTATGCAAATGATACAGTATCAATTGTAGGTTTGCAAATAGATGCAATACCTAGTGGTGATTCTTTTATAAAAGTTTCTGTAGTACCAGATAATCAATCATTTGTTACGCCTTTAAGACAAGATGTGCTTAATCATGACATAGGTAAATCACTTGTAGAAGTAGTAGAAGTAGATACAAACGTATTAAACTAAGATGACACATAAAGTAGACGATACACTAAGAGACGATGGTAGAAGAGAAATATCTCAAGTTACTGGACGAGAAGTTGACAAAGTTGTTCCAGAACATTTTAAAACAGACTATCCAAAGTTAGTCTCGTTTTTAGAACAATACTATCATTTTGAAGATAGTGATGGTTCACCAAGTAGATTAGTAAATGATTTATTTTACACAAGAGATATTAATCAGGTAGATGAATCTTTATTAACTTATATTGAAGACGAGTTATTATTAGGACAATCTTACTTTGAAGGATTTGCAGATAAAAGAACTGCCGCAAAATTTTCTAATAATCTGTATCGTTCAAAAGGTACAAAGTTTTCAATCGAACAATTTTTTCGTATGTTCTTTGAAGTTGATATAGACTTAGAATATACGAAAGAACAAGTTTTTAAAATTGGTGTAGCAGGTCATGATATTGGTTCAGACTCAAGAAAATTTATCACAAATGCTGAATTGTTTCAACAGTTCGCATTACGTATTACAAGTGAATTACCATTTAAAAGATGGCAAAGACCATACAAATTATTTGTTCACCCTGCAGGAATGTTTATCGGGTCTGCGGTAAGATTAGAAGGAGTCGTACAGAATGACATACTTGCACCAATTAGTTTTGTTGACTCAGACTTAGGACAGATTGATGTCGTAGGTGCAACTGCTTTTGGTTTTGATGAAGTAACACAATTTTTACCTGAGGTAACTGGTATCGCAAGAGATAGTGGAGATAGTGACGGTATATTTAAAAGAGTTATTATTGATGATAGTTTACTTACATCTATTGGTAGCACAAGTATTGTTGATATTCAGAAACAATATGAAACACTACGTGCCGCAGAATTAAGAACATCACCAACATTTGATGCAGATTCTACTGGTCTTGCGAATAGTGTAAACATAGACTTTAGTAATGCATTTACTTCTGAAACTATGGACCAAGATAGATTTGAGTTCTTTAGTGCAGATAGTGATGTATATTATTCAAAATTAAGTAATCCTGCACACATAAGTTAGGAATAATTTGTATAAATAGAGACATAGGAAAAAGAAATTATGGCAAAATTAGTAATCGCAAATGGAACGACTGCAAACGATGGTACGGGTGATACTCTTCGTTCTGCCGCTACCAAGATAAATTCAAACTTTTCTGAGATTTATACAATCTTAGGTGGTGATTCAACTGCATTAACTTCTAAAATTACATTTGGTGATGGCACAATCATCTTTGAAGGTACAACTGCAGATGCAAATGAAACTACAATAATAGCAGACGACCCTGGCGCTGACAGACAAATAGTATTTCCAAATGCTAGTGGTCATGTATTACTAGATTCAAGTACTGCTACATTAACAAACAAAACACTTACAAGTCCTGTTTTAACAACACCACAAATTAATGATACAAGTGCGAATCACCAGTATGTTGTTGGAGTATCAGAATTGGCCGCAGACAGAACAATTACATTACCTTTACTAACTGGTGATGATGAAGTGACATTTAATGCACATACACAAACACTAACCAATAAGTCACTTACAACACCAACATTAAATGCTTCCACAGTAACAGGATTAAGCGGAGCGGGTGTATTTAATGATTCTGCAGGTAACGAAGCATTAGTTTTAACAAAGACTTCAAGTGCTGTAAATCATATAGGTATTAAAAATAGTGCAACTACTAATGGTCCTATTGTTGAAGCACTTGGTACAGATACAAATATTGATGTTCAATTAACTGCAAAAGGTACAGGTGGTGTTAAATTAAATAGTCCACAAATATTAACTCAAGAAACTAAAAGTACTGCTGGTGCAATATCAAATACAGTTCCATTTACAGAATTTACATCGGGAACTGCTAAAGCAAATTCATTGGCAGATGGTGCCTCAGTCGGACAAATGAAAACACTTGTAGTTTCAGGAGCAGGTACAGTAACACTTACACCTGCAAACTTTGGACCAGGAACAACATTAACATTAGAACAAAACGAATCTGCAGTTTTAATCTGGGAAGGTACAAACTGGCAAATACTTAGCACATATGGTGGCGCAGTAGCATAAGGAGAATAAAAAATGGTAGCAATAGTAACAGACCCGCTAAAACAATTAGTCTCGGATTTGATTAAGATAAACGATAGTGATGCAAGTAATAATTACTATGCGGCGATTGGTCGTTCAGAGCAATGGAATGCGACAGATACACCACCAACTCCTCAAAGAAGTTTAGCAGACGAAATAAAGTTTAGAAACTCTATGCAATCAGTAAAATTAATTGGTGATGTTTCAAGAGTTGTTCCTAGAGCAAACTGGACATCTGGTTCAATATACGATGCATACGATGATGCATCAATAGGATATCCAACAAATACTTATTACGTACTAAACAATAATCAACAAGTATACATGTGTCTTCGTCAAGGTAAAAGTGCGACTGGTGTAGTGCAAGTATCAACAGTAGAACCTAGTGGTGGTACAAATGGTACTCCATTTAGAGGAACTGACGGATATGTATGGAAGTTTTTGTATTCAATTAGTTCATTAGATGCAAGTAAGTTTCAATCTGCAAACTTTATACCTGTAAAATTAGTTGAAGGAATAGACACAAACTCTCCTGTTTCTGACCAAGAACAAAAGGGTGTGCAAGATGCGGCGATTAAAGGTCAAGTTGTAGGTTATGATATTATTACACCGGGTAATTACACTAGTACACCAACATTAACAATTGAAGGTGATGGTACTGGCGCACAAGCAACTGCAGTTTTGAGTAACAATCAAATTGTTGATGTAAAAGTTACAGATAGTTCAGACAACACTTTTAAACTTGCAAACATGGGACAAAATTATAACTATGCAAGTGTTAAAATTACTGGTGGTGGTACTGTATCTGCAAAAGCACAGATTAGACCAATACTTTCACCTCCAATGGGACTTGGACATGACCCAACAGACGATTTAAAATCATCATCATTGATGTTTAATGCTAAACCGACAGGTGAAGAAAGTCTTGACTTTATTATTGGACAAGATTTTAGACAAGTAGGATTATTAAAGAATCCAAAAGTTGATTCATCAGGAAATGTATTTAGACAGTTAATGGTTCAAGGTAGACATTATTCTGGTGATTCAGACTCTGGTGGTGGTACATTGTTTACTGCATCTACAGGTAGAGCAGTAAGAGGATTACAAATGGCATCTGTTTCTGCTAACTTTACAGAAGATAAAACAATTGTTGGTAGTACTTCAGGCGCAAAAGCAATTGTAGATAAAGATTCAGGTTCAGGTAGTGGAACTGCATTGTTCTATCATCAAAATGATTCAACAGGATTTGCAAACTTTATTGCTGGTGAGGCACTAACAGAATCAGATGGAACGGGTGCTGGTAATATAGAAGCATCATCTGGATATGATAGTGGTACTGCCGCATTTATAAAAGCAGAAGTAAATCCATTTACTGGTGATTTACTATATATCGATAATCGTGCGGCAGTTACAAGGTCTGCAGAACAAACAGAAGATATTAAAATCGTAATACAGGTATAATACTATGGCAACAACATTTACTAAAAATACATTCGGAGTTACCTATAAAGATGACTTTGCAGATAGTGATAATTATCATAGAATATTATTCAACTCTGGTAGGGCAGTCCAAGCAAGAGAACTTACTCAATCGCAAACTATAACTCAAGAAGAAATTGCAAGATTTGGTAGACATATATTTAAAGATGGTGCCGCAGTTAATCCTGGTGGTCCAACAGTTGATAACTCATATGAATTTGTTAAATTATCAAGCACTATTACAGATGACCAAGTTACTTCACTTGTTGGATTAGAATTTACTGGTGCTACATCAAGTATTAAAGCACGAGTTATTAGAGTAGCACAAGCAGTTACAGATACTTCTTTAGCAGAATTAGATGCAAGTGTTTCAGCAACTGGTGACCCTGCAACTATTTTTGTACAATATACAGATACAGGCACAAGTGGTTTAGGTGGTACTGCGCCCGTAAGATTTACTCCTGGAGAAAACATTACCTCAGGTGCAACAACTTTAACAGTTCAATCAACAAACACTACTGCAAACCCGGCAACAGGACAAGGCACATTAATCAGTAATGCTTCTGGAACTTTCTTTGTAAGAGGACATTTTGTTTTTGCTAAAGAACAATCTGTTTTATTAAGAAAATATTCTAAGTTTCCAACAGAAGTAGTTGGTTTTGTAGTCACAGAAGATATAGTCACGTTTGCAGACGATGCCGCATTGTATGATAATCAAGGTGCAGTACCAAATACTACTGCCCCAGGTGCAGACCGATATAGAATTAATTTAACACTTACAAGAAATTCAGATGTTACAGGAACACAAAACTTTGTTTTCTATTGTAGTGTAGTTGCTGGTGAAATATTAGAACAAGTAACTGGTACAGATAATTATAGTACAATAGGAGATGCCCTTGCTTTAAGAACAAGAGAAGAATCTGGTAATTATCTTGTTAATCCATTTAGATTAAGTTTACAAGCAGATTCCGCAGGAGCATCATCAAATCTAATTGCAAACGTATCTTCAGGAACTGCATACATAAATGGATATCGTTGCGAGAAAAACAATCCATCACAACTTGTTATACCAAAACCAAGAACAACAACTACGATTAATAATGAAACTGTTGGTATAAACTATGGTTCATTTGTTGTTTGCGATACTATTGAAGGTCTTATTCCTGTTGATGGTACACGAGTAAATATATCAACTTCTACGACTGACCCAAGCGGTAATATCATTGGTACTGTAAGAGTTCGTTCAATAACAAAAGATGGTGCTAATTTTAGAGCATATCTTTACGATATACAAATGAGTTCTGGACAAAACTTTAGAGACGCCAAAACTATTGGTACAGGTACAACAGACTTTTTAAAAATAAAACTAGAAAGTAGTAAAGCAATACTAAAAGAAGGAAACAATAGTGCAATAGTATTTCCTACACCTAGAGTAAGACCAAAAACTTTATCTGATATTAATTTTGAAGTGCAAAGAGTCTTTACGGGTACTGCAAGTGGAGGAAGTGTTACACTAACAGCATCAAGTGGAGAAACTTTTGTAAATACTTCTGATTGGATTGTTACAATAGATTCAAGTGGTAACCAAGTTGCTAGTCCAACTTTTGGGTCAGTAGGGTCACAATCAATAACTATTTCTGGTTTAACAAATGAAGCACATACAATTTATGCAAAAGTAAATAAATCTGCTGGTACTTCAAGAACAAAAACACTTGCAGAATCAACTGTCACTAGAGCGCCTATTACAAATGGTGTTGCTGATGGAACTGCAGGACAATTAACTTATGTAAAACTAGACCACCCAGATATTTACACAATCGAAGAAATAAAAGATGGTAGTTCAAGTGGTAATGATATAAGTGCTAACTTTGATTTAGATAATGGGCAAAGACCAGCATTTTATCAGACTGGTAGAATTATTTTAAAACAAAGTGCAACTGCGCCAAGTGGTAATGTTTATGTTAAATACAAACACTTTACACACGGTGCGACAGGTGATTTCTTTTCAGTAAACTCATACACAGGTCAAGTAGAATACGAAGACATTCCTGATTATAGACCAGACCAAAGAACAATCGTAAATTTAAGAGACGTAGTTGACTTTAGAGGTATAAAAGCATCTGATAGTGGTTCGTCTGCAGGTGCATTTACTCATACTCACGATTTACCTACAACAGGTGATATTGTAAATACAGATATTGAATACTATTTACCGAGAGCAGATAGAGTTGTTGCAACTACTAAAGGGACATTACAACTTATTTCAGGTCAGGCAGGTTTTGCTAGACAACTACCACCTATACCTAATGATACTTTAAATTTATTTGAAGTAAATATGAATGGTTATGGTATATCAGATTCAGATGCTAGTGTAAAAACACTTAAGTACAAAAGATTTAGAATGCAAGACATTGCTAGACTTGAAGAAAGAATTGATGGATTAGAAGAAACAACTGCATTATCATTTTTAGAAACACAAACAGAAAATTTATTAATTACTGATTCTAATGGTACTGCTAGAACTAAATCAGGTTTCTTAGTAGATAACTTTAATGATAGAGGTTTATCCGATGCTCAAGACCCTGATTATCGTGCATCTGTTGACCCTAGCACACATACTTTACACCCACATGTTTCAACACAAAACATACCTTTAGTATATGATTCTGGTAAATCTACAAATACTATATTAAAGGGTGATAATATTTACTTGACACATACAGAAGATTCTGCTATAGTACAACCACTTGTTTCTGGTACAGAAAATGTTAACCCATTTGCAGTAATAACTAATGAAGGTCAACTCAGACTTTCTCCTGCATCTGACACATGGACAGACACTAAATATGACCCTGCAAAAGTTGTTAACGAAGAAGCAACTATTGACATTGGTGATGTTAATGGTAACGGAAATCAAAATGCTCAAGCATTGAGAATGATATGGAATAGTGTTAGACTTAATAATATTGTAGATGGTTCTGGTAATTTAGACACAACTCCTTGGTTTGGTAACTGGGTATGGAACTGGGCAGGTATTGAAGCGGCGACAAGTACAAGCAGAACTGACAGATTTACTTCTCAACAATCTCAACAATTAGGTGGTGGTGGAGCATTACTTAGAACTACAGAGACATTCACACAAAGACAAGTTGTTGGTTCAGGAACAATAAATGAAATAATAGGTGACAGAACTGTATCGTTGACATTCATACCTTTCATGAGACCAAGATTAGTGTTCTTTAGAGCAGAAGGTTTAAGACCTACAACTAGATACTATCCATTCTTTGATGGTGTGTCATTTGATAATTTTGTAAAAGCAGAAACTTTTAAAGATGTTAGTGGACAAGAGTATAGAGGTAATCAGTATCAAAATTTAAATGCTCACCCTAATACTTCAACGACTCTAACTAGCGATGCCGCTGGAAAAATAGAAGGTTCATTCTTAATACCATCTTCTGATACAAATAAGTTTAGAGTTGGTGAAAGAGAATTTAAGTTATTAGATATTTCTGTTGATGATGAACCATCTTCAACTTCTTTTGCTTCTGCAATTTTTACTGCTAAAGGCACATTAGACACTAGACAACAAACTATACGTTCAACTAGATTAACAGTTAATGCGACAAGAATATGGGAACGAGTCACATGGCATGACCCACTTGCACAATCATTTATGGTAACTTCACCAAATGGTATGTTTATAACTAAAGTACAATGTTATTTTGCTAGTAAAGATGCAAGTATTCCTGTACAATTACAAATAAGACCAATGGTTAATGGTCACCCAAGTTCCTCACAAATTTTCCCAGGGTCATCTGTATTTGTTAATCCTGCAAGTGTAAATACTGCGACA